TCACTGACAGTGTAATTAGAATCTAAATCCCAGTTGTTGCCGACATTGCCGCCAACGCCCCATTGACCAGCCTTTCTATCGAATGTTTCGCTTTTTCTTGATATGCCACGAATGCCGACAAGCGATGAGTCGTGACAAATAAGCTCAACGTAACTCCTGACTTGGTTTTTGCCGTTTGATCTTCGTCCGTATGAGCAAGTTAACTTATACTGGGTGTTTTTAGGTACGATTATATTTAAGGATATCCCGACAACGCTGGTAGATTGCCCTGTGACAACGGTTTTTGTTGCGCCCATCACATAATCATTATCTTTTGCTGTATATGTTATTTGATTTTTACCAGTGCCAACATCCTGCTTATGAGCAAGCAACAGGTTTTTTGTGCCTAGCTCAATAGAATCTATGTTCGCTGATGTGCGAGTTGATCCACTACCGCCGCCGCTGCTTGTTACGTAAAACGCATTTGATATAGAGCGGGCGTAGTTAGATTTAATGTTTATTAGTTTTATCTGAGTTGCGGTTGCTCTGTCTATCAAGAATCCCCACACAAACATTTCGCATGGTACGTCGCACTCGTTGTTGTTTACGTTGATGACATTAAAATCAATAAAGCCGCCATCTGAGTTAGTCCTGTTTTGCAGCGTTAGGAATCTAAACCCTCGGTTTATGAAGTCAGTTTTTGGATCGCCACTACCCACAAGCTTTACGATATTACTGTCAAAAGTGCCTGACATTGACGGCTGATTAACAGTCGACACAGAACCGTCTTTTTCTAACGTCTGATGAGCAGATAAAACAAACGCAGACTGCGGCACAACGTCGCCACCATAATAAAAGCACTGATTGTCTCGGCACGTTGCATTTGAATACTGCATATCGTAATCAATACCAAAAGCGCCAGGCTCATCACTGAGATCACTAGGCTTTTTACGCACTGTTATGTTGCCAGTACATATAGTGTGTTCGACCTGAGACTTTACCGAGCGCTTTAGACAATCCTCAAAGTAACAGCCTTCGACGACCATCAGTGTTTCTTGTCCGTAAAAAAACGGGTTTTGCTGGCAGAATATTCCATCCGCTTCCGGCGCTGGCGACACGTCGATTATCTTGCATCCGTAAAAATAATTGCGCTTTGACACTTGCAGAGTTGTCGAGTCGTACCTTATCAATATGCCGCGAGCAGTTGTTCCGCTCTGCCTGTCTTTTGAGCCATCGCTAAAAACTTTATTTACTGTTACTTGATGGCAATTCGTACTATTAAACGCACCCCATACCGTAACACCGTTTGCTTGGTCTGTTGTTAGTGCCGTCTGTTGATATACATTTTTAACAGTGAACTGCTCTAAATAGTTGTCTCCACCTTCACTGGAGTCATTTCTGACTCTTATGCCAACGCAGTTTGAATTGTCGCAATCTAAAGTAAATGAGCCTTTTATAACCGCTCTTTTTGCATAAAGAAGCCAAAGAGGAGCTGCGCTGTTGCTAGTTGATTTGATGGTAACATCATCTAAAACGAGTATGTTAACCGTATCAATTAAATCAGTTAAACCGCCAGCGCGAGTATTAACAGCATCAAAATTGTAAAGCTTGCCAGTGTCACCGATGACCAACTGCATTCCGCCAACATCTTTTAGGCCATCAATAAGTGCCTGCGCGTTTTCAGTTCCTGTTTTATCTGCGCCACCGCCGAACTCTTCAATGCTTCTGTATCCGGCAGGTAGGTCAGCAAGAGAATAAACTCTCTTGCCAACTCTGTTATAGATGACATCACCTTTAGCACCGTTGACTATTTTATCAATAGTTGACGAGTTACAGCTTAGAGCCAGCCCGTTGTCTGTTCCGACCGGAAACCCGCTTGATAAAGTGCAATTATCTGACATTTATATCTCGTTAAAATCATAAATTGATGGATTGTAGTTTATCATATTAAGTTGAACTTTTGAGCCTCTGACATCTTTTTCGGTTATCACCCACTGGCTATCTGACTCCGTAGCCAACTCAACTATCATGTATCTAGATCCTGTTTGTACGTTATAGCCTAGAGTGCTATCTCTCAAAAATACATCAGCTAGGTTTGGCGACTGGAATCTAAACGTGCCGTTTATTGCGAGAGGGTTAACTATAAACGGGCCAACAAGTGATCCATCATCTACAGTGTAATATAATCGATATGATTTACCTGCTTCAAAAGCCATCAACTCGCTAGTTGTGGCAATATCTCCGTTAACAGCCAGAATCTCACCATCCATCACCGGACTTTCGTACTGCTCAGCGTATAAAACCATGTCACCTTTTTCTAACAGTGAGCATGATTTTAAGCATGTCTCTGTCATTGATTCGCGCTGATAAACCATTTTTCTAATCTCAAGCTCCGCTCTGTTTTCTGCATTTGCTTTTGATTGACATCCTGCAAGCTCTATTACCCTAGGGTTTTCACTAATCTCGCTCGATATTGCTCCAAGCTGGTTTATTGACCGATAAACATAAGCTTTTTTGTTTATAGCTCTATCAACATACTCAACTCTAACACCGTCAAAATCACTCAGTAGATAAGAGTCGTATGTAATGCTGTAGCCTCTGTCATCCATCGCAATATCTCTGCGACCGATAATAGCAGATGGGTAACTCCTTAACTCGTCGCGCTTAAATCTCCATTTGTCACCATCTTGAAAAGTAAAGCAGCGAGCAACATTTAAGATTGTTTCCATGCGTTCTAACATGCTGATGTCGTTATCATCAAACGTAAAGTCAAACTGAGCCAATCTTGGATCTATCGCATCCAGTCTGTTTTGTATCTCGTAAAGCTCATCTAAATCAAGCTCACTCGCTGGTTTGCCAAAATAATTTGTGTACGTGTAAAGTATCGCGTCAGCCATCTTTCTGCTTGGGTTTAGCGTTGTCATTACTTGTTGGGTATTAACATCATAAGTTGGCATTTTAGCTGTCAGAGTTAAGTTAATTCTCGTCTGCCTTGTGTTTGTAGCGTTTTGGGTCGAAGGTAAATCAACCTCTAATATGGTGCCATTTCCGAATGATTTGTTTGTAAAGAAATTCATACACTGGACTTTCTCAAGTCTGCACTCGTCTGGATTTTCAGCCGTTTCCGTTGTCGCGTTTGTGCGCCTTATTGAGATTTTATACCAGGAGAAGCCAGATGAAGGTGTTATTTTCTCAGTGATAAATTTAGGCTCCAATGTGTTGCCAGTGTATATTCTATCAAATGTCTGAGTCACGCCAGTTGGATTGCCGTTTTTTGCGTCCATTTCATCAACTATAATGGTTACATTTACAGTAGATTTTAATCCGCGCTGGAAAGAAAAGTTAATCCAAAAATCAGTACATTGAACTGGAGCGTTTATATTTTGAACTTGACCAGCAAAGCCAGTGCTGACAACTGACGCGCCTTTGTAAATAAGATCCTCTGATGGCCAGCCATTAAAGCTCGAAAAGTCTATCTTATAATCCGAGCCTGACAAAGTGATACTTGAGATTTGACCGGATCCAGTAACCTCTTGGTCAATGTACAAATCCTCCTGCCCCTGATTGTCGCTAACCTGCACTGATGCAGTGTAACTTATCGTTGCCTGAAATGACCCCTCCGAATCAAACTTAGCTTTTAGCGCATCCATTGCAGCGTTTTGAACTAGATAAAAAGTGGCGGTGTTAGTTACGCTATTCGCTCTAGTCTCATTTATCGTTGACTCAAATGTTTCGATTGGATCCGCTTCGTTTGTGCCTTTTAAGATCTGACCGTCAATCTCGCTTACAGCAAAAGCTGTTGTGTAATCGGGTAGCACGGTATCATCATTAACAATTGGCTGATAAACGTTATATACTGACGTTGCAAAATTAAATAAACCTGTTTCGCCCGTTCTGATTTGCTGTATATCAAACTGACCAAAACCAACAAAGAAGTACTGTTTAACTTGCTTTACGTTATCCCTATATTCCTCGATAGGTTCACCAATTAAATCAGGATAAGATACCGGACTGCCAAGCACTAAGGGCCAGGCTTGATAAGTCCTTGCAATATTTGATTGCCCTGTTAATTGGTTGTTTGGTGATTGCTTTTGCTCGCCGAGTGAATTTGGTATTTTAGGTTTAGGAGTTAATGCAATAGCTACAGCAGCGGCAACAACGGCAATAGCTATATAGACCAGCGTTTCCACACCTTTAACCTCTAACGTGACAGTAACCACATCATGAACCGATAGCGCCCTTGTCATATCGCTGGCCGACTCAATATCAACTAGCTTTGAATTAATCATTACATGCGATTCATCTTGATTGATGCCATCCGGCAGCTTTTGCATTAACATATCAATAGCGCTAACACCAAAATCAAAATCGTATATGTCTGAACCAGTAGCGCCAGCTTGGTCTTTTCTTATAATCAGTCTAGGCATAGTTTCGCTCTATAAATTTGTGATATGTCATCTTACCATACATTGATTCTAAAGCTCTGATGCTGTTAACCTGCACTCCGCCGCTTTTGTTTGTGCCGTTCGAGTGCAGGACTTTGCCTCCGCCGATGGTTACACCTACATGGGTGGGCCTGTCACCTTTATAGCAAGTAAACACAAGGCCATTATCAGAAGGGTTATCAACAACAACCCAATGCGGCAAGTGCGCCTCATTTTGCCAACAATCAGCTATATCAAGCTTGTCGTCATACCCTGCTACAGTGGGTAATTCGATAGATAGCACATGCCTATAATAGAGTACTACCAACCCCCAGCAATCGCACTCATCAAAGCTTGAAGCTCTATTAACCCATTTCGTGCCAATTATCTTTGCAATAAATGTTAAACTATCCATTTTGCAGCCCGATAAAAATACTTGGATCATAAAAATACTTTTGCTTTGTAACTTTCGCAGGGTTATCAAATGACAGCTTAACTGTTACAGCCTCTTCATTTATGTTAATCCCATTACCTGCTACAAATAATTGGCGCTCATACACGGGATTTATTACATCTGTTTGATAAACTCGGATTGTTGCGGTTATTGGCTTTAGTGCACCACTCGGTGTTATTGCTTTTAACTTAGCTCTAAACTGCATCCCTACTCGAGCAAATTGTATAGTTCCAGCATTGCTACTATCTGTTTTTTGATTTGTGTCGGATGGGATTGACATTGATACAGGCGTAAAAGCTGTGTCTATTCCGCTAACGTTAAAGTACTTGGTTAGCACTTGGTCAGCTACTAGATACACGCTGCCAAAGTCTGGATGACTAAATTCAACTGTTTCATACTGCGCTATGTTAGCTGGTCTTTTGTGTAAATACTCTCGTTGTTGTTGTGTGTATTGCATTAAGCTATCACCTCTGGCCACTCTAAATTAATTGCAGTATCTATAATACTAGCGTCTAGTTTGTATCTATCAACTAGCTCCCTATCAATGTAGTCCATATCTGTTTTTAATCTGTCACTGATTATTGCTGCATTATACCGGTAAACATTATTGATCTCAGTCGGTTCAAGCGGCCCATCAATAAATCTGCATTCGTAGTCAAAGACTCCGTACTCAGTACGCATTGATTTAATAAAAGGCTGGTTGCCAAGGCTGTCTATCCATTTGTCAAAAGCGCGTGATTGCTCATAGCTAGTGCAGCTAATCTCAATATTCCACTGCACGCCGTAATCTCTCGACGTTATTTCGCGTCTAAACTCTTGCAGCTCAAAATTGAAATTCTGAGACTGAATCCTACTAGTTTTAAAATCCGGCAGATAGCTAGGATATGTAATCATAATCCAACAACTCTATGTCTAGATGATGTGATAAATGTCGGAATGCGCGGTGTTTTTAGTTGCTGAGCATAAATAGTAGCTGAGTAGCGCCAAACGTTAGGGCTTATTTGCTCTGGCTCTCTTGGCTCTTGTGAGAATGCGACCTCGTAATCTTGAAAGCCGTACTCAGTCAATATTGATTTATTAAATGGCCTGCCGCCTTTCACTGAGCGAAGGAAAGCCAGAAAAGTCTGAGCTTGTAATGCGCTTGTGCAAGTAATTGTAACGTCCCAGGTGACAGGTAGGTCGTCAGATCTTAACTCTACGTATGCAGACCCTTGAAGCGGGTTAGTTACTACAAACCCCTGTCGCTCTCTTCGCTGCTTGCCAGCGTTAAATTGTGGTAAATCGCTTGGGTAATCTATATCAGCCATTCTTACCTCGATGCTCTAAATGATAAATTTGTATGCTGCTTAAATGTTCTCGGCAATACGCCCTGACCGCTTGATAGTTGCTTTGCAATCTCGTTTATAGTGATCTCTACGGTTTTGCCATCCGCGCTCTGCTTAGCAGTTGCTTGAGTCCCGCTTGCGTTATTATGCACGACAACATTAACATCGCCACCACCGCTACCAGCGGATTTTATGTTGGCGTTTTTGGTGTTCATTAGATAATCCTTGCCACCATGGCTATAGACCTCCGGCGCTCCGCCTTCATTGATTCGATACATACCTTGAGACACCGCGCCACCGTATTGTCTACCGCCAGATATAGCCAAGCCAATCGCTGACGCTGCCAACATACCAGCTATCGCAGGGCCAGCATTTGCACCAAAACTTGCTAGCGATACAGTTGCCGCAGCCGGAGCCGCACTTGCCGCAACTTGAGCGTTACTTGCTACTTGCGATGTCGTCACTGCTTGCTGTGTTGAAATTGCTGTTATACCCTGCTTGACTATTGCGCCAATCATTTGAGTTAGTATCGAGTTGGCCAAGTCTCTAACTGCGTCTTTACCGCTTTTTGCACCAGTTACAAATTGAGTGAACGCGCCTACAGCCTGAGTTTGCATTGCTTCGAGGGATGCGCTCATCGCATTGTTTGAATCAATTCTTAATGAGTCTATAGCTTGCTGCTCTTCTTGCGCTAGCTGCTTTCTTCTTTCTGCGTAAGTGCCGCGAATTTCTATACCGCGCTCTTCTGCCTCGATGAGCATTTGATTTTCACGCTCAAATCTAGCTCTAATCTCATCCTCCGGATTTAGGCCCACAGTTTGAACTTGAGTTGTTAGCGTTTCAACTCTTCGAGCTTCTTTTGCTGCTGCTTGCCTTTCCCGAGTTAACCTAGCCCTTTCTATTGACTTAGACAGTCTAATGTAGGCTTCCTTTTCTTGCTCAATAGCTTTACTGTTGGCATCACGAAGGGCTTTTTCATCTTCTAGAGCTACCTTTTGATCATAGAGATTTAACAGTGCATCTCTTTGTGCCTTGTCAATCCCTTGCAGTTGCAACTCGTATGCGTAAGCGGCCCTCTCGCCCTCCTTTAGCGCCACTATTTGCACAGTTAATGCGTTTGCCAGTTCGTTTGCAGCGGTTGCTGATTTTGCCGCTGTGTTGGCTAGGTCGTCTTGGCCTTTTGCGCCCTGCTCTAACACTGCCGCGCCTTCGCGGATCAAGTCAAACTGATCGAATACATTGCCAAGCATTTTTACCAGCTTCTTATCCGCCTTGCCAGTAGACTCAGATAGCTTGATGATTGACTCTTGTATCGCTGTCACCTCATGCACAGTCTTTGCGCTCTCAAGCTTCTTAAATGCTTGTATGAACTCTGCACCAAGCTTCTTTGACTCTTCTCCAGTTGCACCTAACTGTTCGCCGATGAATTTAGCATACTGACCAATTCGACCGCTAAACTGCCCGTAAAGCTGGTCAGAGAATCGCACAGCGTCATTAAAGTTGGTCATTATGTCGCCATCATTTAATTTACTGAATTCCTCGCCAATAGCCTTTACGCCATTTTTTATAGAGCTGGTTGCGTCAGCCATGGCGGTTTTTATTCTGTATTCAGCTACAATTCTACTGACCCTTCCCAGCTCTTGCATTTTCTCCGTATATTCAACCACTCCGCCAGCACCAATGGTCATCACAGCTCTTGTGCGCTCTATTGATTTCTCAAGCTCACTCAGTCCCGATTTGCTGTTAAACAATGCCGGTAGTAATGTGCCAGCAAGTACAGCCGCCAATGATACGATTACACCTGCCATCGGAGCACCTAGCACAATACCTAAATCCGCTGATTGCTGAGCTAGCGCTACCATTGCAGATTGCCCGCCTTGTATCTGACCTACGAATTGCTGAACCTGTATACCTGCTTGGCCTAAGTTTGAGCCTAAAGCATCCCTAACGCCTTTTGTTGATTTATTTACTGTCGTATCTAGAGAATCAAAAGATCTCTTAGCTTGAGATGCTAGCTCTCTATACTGATTTGTTGCCGATACTACGATGTTGCCATTTTTATCTAAAACCTGCCCCATCGCGTTAATTGTGCGCCCCAAGTCTTTTTGGGATTCTGCGTACTTTCTTACCGCCGCGTCAGCTTTTTCAAATGCCTCAACATTCTTGCTCATTGATTTATTTACGAGACCTTCCGCCTTTAGCATGTTAGCAGTACCGACTTCAATGTCGTACCGTATTGCCCCTAGATTTTCCGCCATATTTTAAAACGCCTAAAATAATGTAAACTGTCTGCATTATAACACAGTAAAAATAGGTTTATTAATGCTCACTAGATACGGATTTGCGGCTATATACATAGATGATAACAAATACAATATAAGGCCAACATTTCAAAACATAGATAAAATTGGCACTCCTGCCGAGATTGTTGAGACTTTAATAACATTTTTCGAATGTCCGTCAATAAACTGGCAGTATCATCGAGCTGTTGAGATTCTTCAAGCGTGTTGCGAGCCTAAGCTGCCTGCAAATATATTTGGCGGATTTAGGTTTAACGATAACGGCAAGTTAAAGCTTGTCAATCCGCCTCACAGCGACTTTATAAATGACGTTATAGTGCTAGCTAGTCACTGTCTAAGATTTGGTGTCATAGGTGTGACTGATGAAGATGTTCAAGATGGCGATCCATTAAAAGAGTTTGATGTCTATAAATTTATTGGTTTGGCGTGTGAGCATCTAGGGCGCAGCAGAGAGCAGGCGGCTGATATGACTTTGACTGAGTTTTTAATGGCGTGGGATATCAAATTCCCAGAACAGAAAAAGGCCAGAAAAGAAAGACTGAGCAAAACAGAACAGCAGAAATTGTTCGAGTATCAGGATGAGTTAGATAAAAAAGCCGCACAGAAGAGAGCGGCTAAATCAGATTAAACAACAGCTTCGGATTGATATGTAGCGTTGTTTTCGTCGTAAGTCGGAATGGCTGTGAAAGTGAATTCACCAGTTCGATTACCTTCATTTTCAGCGCTGCGGCTCAATGATGTAATGTTGCAAAAATAATAACGATACTCAGCAAGTAACGGATCTAAAATACGAACCCATACTGACGGCTGACGACCTGCTTGCACTTCTGTTAGATAATACGTGCGCAACTCTTGCTGAGAGCTAACTGTCGCAATATCTTTTGCATCTAAAACAGATACAGGTATTTCGATGTCATTACCGATTACAGTTGTGTCAGTGTAAATGCCGCTTGAGTCAGTGTTACTTGTTACTGTGCGCGGTGTAAAGTTTTCGCCGCGAGTCTCAACAAAGCCCAACTTTTTATATACCAATGGGACTGTTGCTGTTGAAAGTGGATCGTCAACACCACAACCAGAAACCCACGAAACAACTAAGCCGCGACCGATTCCGATTGGTTGGTCTGTACAATTTGCCATAATTTTTTACCTCGGTTTTAAAATTGAATTAATTCGAGTAGATTATAGCATTTATCAGTAGGCAAAAGAAAACCCGAACTAGTCGGGCATCTTAACGCTCTTTCGCCATCAGCGCGTTTACTGACTTTGGAGGCACAAAAAACAAACAAAAGTGCTGGCTAGTATATTTCATCCAATCCACCGAGCAAAGGTTGGTGCCCTACTATAAGACTGAAATCAACGCATATACAAGACGAGTTGAGATTTGATACTAGTTACACTGAAAAGATTTGTCAACCAGATATTTCATTAAATCTTACAATTAACGGAATTTCAAAGTAAGGACGATTATCGCTCAAAATGAACGGCCCGCCTTTTCCTAGTGTTTGAATTGATATAATACATTCGCTATTGTTAGTGTAGTTTACTCTAAGCCAATCCTTTAACGCACTGGTAAAGCTATTAACTATATTTGTATCTGATAGCTGAGCCTTGCCAAAAATGTACACGCTGCAAGGATACTGACTCATGCCAATAGAGCCGCTAGCAAACTGATCGTTGCCGGATAGTCTAACCTGCAAAGCCCTGGAGTTCGCATCTAACGCTGTCATATCAATTATATTTGCAGTGCTTTGAATCGCAGGTTGAGCATTACCTTTGTGGTCAGTAAAACCATCGAGCAATCCGCTTGACTTAATGTGATTAAGCAGCCTTTCACCCTCAAAATCCGCTAGTAGCGTCATATCTTGAACACCTTTAAAAATTTATTAATCATCGCCTTCGCCTCGTCAGATTCAAAACCATGCTCCAGAAAGTGAGTTGTAGCATCAGGGTTCCATGCTGGCCCCGCCTTTTCCTCTGGCGACCTCGGATTCCACTTATAAACGCCGTCATTTAGTATTGACGCATACATAGTATTGTAACTTAGAGTGCCTACCACGTAACCATTGCCTTTTGTCACATCTAATCGCTGGCTATTATGAAGCGTACCATATTCTAGCGGG